ACCAGGGGTTGGTGGTGCGCGACTGGTTGCCGTACAACACCGAGTTCGTGCCGTCATCGACTGCCGCCGGCAGGCCGATGATCTGTGCCGTATTCGACACATTGTTCAAAAGGGCAGTGGCGACACCATCGCAGTAGACGTTTCCCGCATCGTTCATGCGCGCCGCCAACAACGGAATGATCTCGTGCGCGTCTTGGATCAATCCTTCAAACCCCAAGTACGGAATCGGGATTACTGCGCCCTTCAAGTTGAACTCGAGGTTGGTCACTGCCGGCTGCACTGCCGGCTGGTTGAATGAGCCGTCGTACCCGACCCATTGCAAATTGACGAATTGCGAGCCTTGTGCCGGAATCGTGACACTCGACACACCGCCGGAGGCGGGCTGCGAGTTCGCAATCAGCGCTGCGGCCAGCGGCGAGGTGTTGTAGAGCTGCACCACGAGCTTTTTGACGAACGCGCGGCGCACCACATATTGGAGTTCGGCGCCTAAACTGTTGACGCCACCTGACGGGACGATACCTGTACCCAAGACCGGCATAGCAAACTCCTAAAAAGTCTCGGGTGCGCGCCGGTCAAACACGCCCGAAACGGTGAAAAACTAAGCTCGCCCTGCGCCGAGCCCCGCCACTTTACCTGAGGAAATCTCGTTCCAAGCGCTAAACGCTTCGTTCATCGCAATCTTGTCGAGTGCGGCCTTGTTGCCGATGCCCTTGCCCCAAATGTCTTTTTCAGGGAGCTCGAAAGTCGGCGGATTGAAGTGCACCGGGGTCGGCGTCGCGCTTTCGCGGCTCGCGGCATAAACGGTCGCCGCGGTGTCGTGTGACCAATTCTCATCCTTGTGCTCGAGAATCAGCGCTTCGACTTTTTCGACGTCTGCATCGGTCAGTTTAAACTTCGCCTTGATCGATGCGCGGCGCTCTTTCACGTTGTCGCGCGCCTCGCGCTCCATCAGCTTGCGCTCGAGCGCCTCGCGCGCCTCGCGTTCTGTCTTTATTTCCCCGCGCAGCGCCGTCTTGGCGTCGAATTCGGGGATCGAGAGATTCGGGTTGGCCTTTTTGACGAGTGCCTGCCACTGTTCGCGCAGTTCCGGGTTTCGGGCCATCAGGCCGACCAGCTCCGCGGCGGGCTCCATCTGCTTGGCCTTGGCCAAGAGCTCATCGACGGTGCAATCCTCCAGAGTTTTGCCCGCCATGACTTAACCCCGGCCGCCGTGCGGTTTCGAGATGGTCAGCGGGTTTTTCTGCGCGATGCGCGACGGCTTATCGAGGCCGCCATGCTCCGCATAGCGCGGGGGATTGATGATTTGACCGTTGTCCTTTTCGGGATCGGTCGGCTTGCGCAGCCCGGAGGTCGAAGGTTCCAAATAACGTGCCGGCATAGAAAACCCTTTAGGCGCCTGGCGCCGGTTGCTGCTTCGCTTGGGAAAGCTGTTTCATGATCGCTTGCTGTGCCGAGGTGCCGCCGCCCATCTGCGGCATGCGCCGCACCATTTGCAAAATTTCGGCCGGCACCAAGTCGGAGGAATCCTTCTTGGCTACCATGCTGCCGAGCATCTTAAGCGCTTTGAGGATTTTGTCACCTTCCGGCGACTCTGAGCCGAACGCGGGCAGCGCCTCCTCGAGCATGTTCACGGCGATGTGAATGTTGGTTTGCGCTGCGGCTTTGACTCCGCGCTTATCCTGGGGTGTCGACATAGGCGCCGCTGCCGGCGCTTGACCCGGAGGTTTTTGGCCGGGCTGCTGGGCGCTCGCGGCTGCTGGACCCCCCGGTCCTGGCATGGCGGATGGCGGCTGCGCACCACCGCCGGGCGGGCCGCCTCCGGCTCCGCCCATCATCTGCTGCATCAACTCGGGTGACACAGCCACGGTTCAAACTCGCCGTGGCGTGCGTTTACCACTGCGGGGCTTTTTGTACCCGCGATTGTTGTGGCCAATTTCAAGGACCACAAAATTACCGCTTATGACGACGACGATGACGAGCCATGCGAGTCTCCTTTTGCCAAGGCGGCCACTTTTTTAATGGGGAGCAGCCATACCCCGGTCAAATCGAGTCTACGCTAACTGCGCGCAGATTTGGAACGCGAGCCGTGGGGGCGCGCCATGCGAATCTTGAACTTGCCGCGAGGTGAGTGGTTGAAATCGCGCTTGTAGGCGTGGCCAGGCTGGTGCTTACCTTCGCCTTTCTTGGCCCGATCGATCATTCGTTCCTGCATCATTGGTGTTTACCCTTGTGCGCTGCCGGTTTTGCGTGACCACCTTGGGCCTGCATCTGCATTTCCATTTTCTTCGCCTCGAGTTCCTGCGCCTCGAGCTTTTTCAACCGCTCTTTCATGTCCTGCAAGTTGGGCGGATCGAACATATCGAGAAGCGTCTCGCGATCGATCGCGTGGGCTTCGAGCAAAGTGATCGCATCGTGCTTTCGATCCTCGACAAAAATGGGGCTCGAGGAGTGTGCATCGACCTTCACCTCGTAGTCCCGTGTAAACTGTTCAGCCGTGAATGTCAATTCGGTGGCCGCGCCACCGGCGTGCACCTGGCACTGAAAACGCTGCTCGGAGTGATCTTGAGTCAAGCGTAACATTTGCCCGGCAATTTCCTCCGCCGACTCCTCGACACTGATAGCGCGTTCCTTGGGTCGCGAGCTCCCGAGCCGGGCCATCAAATCAGCCTGGCCGCGGCTGCGTACCCCGGGCTCACCCTTGCCTTGCAGTACATGCCCGAGGCCCGCGCGATCGTCGAACATCGCATCGATCTGGCTCATTTCAGCAAAAATATCTGACGGCATGGTCGGCGCGTGTTGCTGCACCTTGGCGTTCGGCGTCGGGAAATTCACCATGCCGCCCGCCGCGCGCAGCGCCGCCATTTTCTCCTCGCTGATCCCCGTGCCGCCGGTGACCGAGGTAGGCGGATCCGCCTGCTTGTTCAAGATCATGCGCACCTGCGCCGTGCGCTCGGTGCGCCAGTCTTGCAGCCACGTCAGCTGCGCGACGAAGGAGTCGCCCCAAAAATAATCGTAGAGGTTGAACGCTGGCCTGATCACCGAGAACGGCGCGATGCCTTGCACGTGACCCATCCAATTGCTGGGCCGGTCATAAATCACCACATCGGGCGCGGCGCGGGTGAACACCTGATAGTCGTCCATGTCATCGACCCACACGTACAAGTCGCACATGTCGATCAAGTCGACGTCGATCTGCGGCGAATAGTCGTACTGCGGGCCGCGCCCTGCGCCTCCGGTGCCGCCATCGACACCGGACATTTGTCCCGGGATCGCCACGGATCCCGGCACTCCGCCGACCGGTGAGCCGATGATCAGACGCGACAGCCCCGTGGATAATTGCGGCAGCTGATCCGTGGAGGAGCGCCCGACCCGACGCAGGATGTCCGCGCGCCGCGGATTGCCGATGAGGTTGGCTTCCAACTGGGTTTTGGTGATCGTGTAGTGGTGCGTGAACGCCTCTTGATCCGCGAGCTCCATCACATCCTCGCGCAGCACTCCGAACTGATGCGGCTCCACGAGATTCGTGCGCACCCGGTTTTGCACCCAGCGGGTTTTGACCAGCATCGTGCCGAACACCTGGCTCCAACGCACGCCAAGCCCAAACAGCGTGTGCGTCTTGGATGCGCGCCACTGCTCGGTGACTTCTTTGGCGAGCGGCACGGATTTGGCAATGTCGTCGATCGGCGCTTCGGTACCGATGTGCAGCGAAAAACGCATCGCATCCGGCGAATAAATGAAACTCGAGAGCGTGTCGACCGTGCTGCCGATCTTATTGTACGGTGCGCCGCGCGCATCCTGACTGCCGAACAAGTAATAGTTACGCAGGATTTGATAGAAGGTGAACCGGTCGCGCCGTGAAGCCGTGCACTGCCGCACGAGCTCGTTGACCAGCGTCGCTCGATCAACAATGTCTTTAGGCAGCTGCACTACTGCGCGACCGCTTGTGCCCGCTCTTTGCTACCCTTCTCCGCTTTCGCCGCCGTCACTTCATGTGCCTTGGGCAAGCGCCGCTGCGTGATGCCGATGCTGGTCGCGGCCTCGCGCATGGCGTTGTTGCGCGTCAACGTGAGCACTTCCCCGTCGCGCTTTTTCACCGACAGCGGCTTGGCCGCGATCGCCGTCAGTTCCGCAAAGCTGTGGCCCAGCGCCTTTTTGCTTTCATCGCCCCATAGAACTTGTGGCGAGCCTGGCGCTGCGCGGCCGGCAAAGCTCGTGTCACCGGCTTTGGCGCTCTTGAAATCATCGATTTGGTACATGTCGGCGGACTTGCGCATGCCGGCGTCAAACCGCTTGCGAAAATCGGTGCCGATGCCGACCGGCGTTCTAAATTCTTGAGTGACAAATTTTGAGCGGCAGCGGTTGCCTGGGCAAATGGGATGCGTGCCCACGAATTCACCGTGCTCTAGGCAGTTCCATTCCTTCATTACGCTCAATGACGTCTCCGTGCAGTAACTTCCGCTGCCCGCTTAAACTCCTCGCAGTCTCGGGCCCAACGTCGTCACATCAATCTTGAGCCGAATGCTCCGCGCATGGGGCGCCGGGCCCGTCGTGGCAGCCATTTGCGCCAATGGCGCGTCGCACGAATGTGGGTTGAGGATACGCCATTCGTCGTGGACTTTCGCCTTGACCAACGCGCCCGTATCCCAGCCATGAAAAAACCTCGAGAGGCCCAACTGCTCGGTTTTGGTCATCGGCCGCGGCACGGCAATCACCCCGCAGCGGACCAACGTGTTCAATTCGATGCCAATATAGCGCGCAATGTCGGTGAGGCGCAAAACCGACTGATACGGCGAGTCTTTGGGCAACTGCACTCGCAAGTGCTCGGTTTCTTGGGCGAGCTGCCTGAGCCGCCGGCGCAAATACACCTCCGATTTAACTTCCGGTGAGTCCACGGACCTTCAAGCCATTCTTTTTGAGGTAGTTCACCACGGAGTTTTCCAAAGGTGTGAAAATTTTCGCCGCTTCCGCCGGCCGATTCTCGCGCGCAAAGGTGCGATTCATGGTTTGCATCTCGAGCATGATCCAGTCATTCCACGCCACCGTGCCGATCGCAAGGCCGATCACCCGATCGTCCTTGGCGCGGCCCTCGCCGCCGATGCGATCCCCGACCCGATGGATGTTGCGAAACTCCTGCACGCACAAGGGTGAATTGATTTCCACCATGTCGCGCTCGAAGTAGCTGCGCAAGGTCGACATCATGCGGATTTTCTCTTTCGGGTTCGTTTGCCACTGATAGGCAAAATTGCCGTAGATCGAATCCTGTTTTTTCCAGAGGTAATCGCGAATGCGGCTCACCGCATCGAACGCGCCCATGCGCGGATCGCCGGGCGCCATCACACCGGTCTGCCGGCGCAGGTTGATCAACTCGTTGAACACCGCGCCCCCGGGGCCCTGCATTTCCAAGTTGAGCATGCACTCGCCATACCAGCCCGCAAGATGGGCAATCGCCCAGGCAAACTGCGCTTCATTGAAATGCGTGGTGGCGAGCTCCGCAACCTGCACAATCTTGTCAGAGTAGCAACGGCAGACGCACGCCACGAAATTGTCCGCCCACTCCGAGGAGCCGTACGCGGGATCCGCGCCCAAGGTATAGACGCCGGACACCTCGCCCTGCTTCTCGGCTTTAACCGGGGTTTCCCAAATCGTCACCTGCGCCGTTTCTTCGGTCGCCTCCAAGAATTGCGTGTCCTCGAAATTCATTCCAAACTGATAGCGAAAGTACAGGCACGGCTGCTTCAAGGCGTATTGATAATGCTGGTTTACGCGTTCCGCGGAGAAGAACTTCGAGCCCGACAGCTGAAAGGCGTACTCCTCGGTGGGGGGCATCTCTTGCAGCGCCATCATTTCATCGCCCTTCATTTTCTCGGTAACGTACCAACGCCACCACGCGAGCTGCTGCGGCGTTACTTCGACCCCATATCGGCCAAAGATTTCGCCAAGCCACACCCGCTCATCGGAGGTTGGAGTACCGTCCCAGTACGCCTTGAATTGAACCGAGTCCTCTGGCCAGGCGTAGAGTTCATTGCGCCACCAGCCAATGAATATCGCGCACTGCGTCTCGGATTTCTTCGCGACTTCCCAAGTCTGGTAAAACATATTGTAGCCGCGCGCCGTCGACTCGAAAACGTAAAGACGCTTGGGATTCTTTTGTGCGAGCGAATTCATCAAGGAAGCGAAGCCCTCCTCATCGCCCCAACTCGAACACTCCGTCGCGTGCAACATGTTGACGCCCTTGGCGCGACCTAGGCCGCCTTTTTTCTTCTCGCCGGCCACCATGTACATCAGGCGCGAACGGTTCTCGAACACGATTTGCGCGCGGTTGTGGCGCTCGATCGGCGGCTTGGAGGACAAGGGCAACGATTCAATGTAACCGGAGAGGAGCGAACGAAAGAGTTCGCGGTTCTCATCATTGTCGGTGACCACGGCACCTTGCAGCCCGGGGTTTTTAAAGAGCCAGTACATATCGAGCGCGAGCATCACGGTCGAGATGCCCATCTGCCGGCCTTTCAAGATCACGAACTCGTGAATGCCTGAGTTCAAGCCCTGCGATATCTGCTCGATCGCATAGCGCTGGCTGCCCATGAAGGTCAAGGGAATGCGCCCGAGCTCTTTGGAGTCGATGATCAGCTTCGAGCAAAAGTGCTCGAATCGCGCCGCATCGAAGCCCGCCGTTTCACCGACGTCGATCACAGCCGCAAGTTCCAGCGCTTGCCTGCCTCCTCGAGGTCACCTGCCGGCGGGCCGGCCGCACAGCACACCTGACATTCGATATTGAAATTGCCCTCATCACCGGAATCGAGCAATGCTTTCACTGCGCGCAAGGTGGTCGAGCCACAAAAGGGACAGGCGTAGAGCCGGGCTTGCGCGGACTGACCTTTCGGCGGCGGCGTAATCGCGCGTGCGACGCCTCTAGCTAATTCTTTGTTCGTCATAGCGGCCGATGATATCCGTGTTCATGGTGCGCCCGACCGACGATGCACCGAGCAAATTTTGATACACCTGCTGCGGCACGCCTTTGTACTGGTAGACGTGACCGGAAATAAATTCCACCTCGAGCGTGCCCTCTGCCGGGTTCGCTTCGTCCGCCGCCCAACCGACCCCCGCGACATTCGAGGATTTGACTGATCGCCGATTCACTCGCCGTCCTCCTTGCGATGCATTTTATCTTCCATGTCCGCCCAGGCGGCCCAGCAGCCACAGAAAAACCCGATCGCCGCGCCGCCGATCCCGGCACACAGGAACAACATCGCGAACCACCACACCGGCAGATTCATGAACGCCGCGGCGGAATCGGCATTTGACCGTTGAACGCCCCCGGGCCCGCGACCTTCGGCATTTCCTCCGGGGCGATTTCATTCTGCACGATCTGCCCGACGATGTTGGCGCGTGCCGTGCGCCGGATGTGCCGGCGCATGGGCGCGTTCAACTGATCATCGTC